ATCTAGTTTTTCTTCACCAAGATTTCGAGCAATTTCTTCTTTGATAAAGTTTTCCATGTCAGTGCGATTGTCTGCCATGTCCAATGCTTCATACTTGCGGGCTGATTTGTAAATAGCATTTCGAGCATTTTGTACAATGTAGTTGTACATCACATAAGTGTCTCCCTTGAAATCAGCGTGGAAACTCTTGTTCTTGGTTGCGTACAACTCACTTACTTGTTGTGGGTTGATGTTGTAAACCACCACAGCATCAAAGTCTTTCATTGTTGAATTGTCTTTAGCAACAGGTGTCATGTTTTCAAGCACCACATTGACGTCCTTGATGGGGAATGTTAATACATCACCAATCATAGTTTGATTGAATGAACCGGGCAATAATTCACCGGACTTGATTTGTCGGTCAAAGCCAATACGCACACCAACCTCGCCGGTTTCAATACGTGTACAACCAGTAGCCAAAATTGCTACGGCGATAATAGAGAGAGTAAAAATACGTTTCATGTTTTTCCTTTAAAATAAAACTACAAGAGTGATTAAAAATACAAGTGTGAGTATAGCACAGATAGCACTATATGTCAATAGTTTAGTCACCGACCAAAGTTCTTTTTCGGTCATTTCTCTAACGGTTTTTATACCAAAAAAGAATAGACCAAAAATAACTACAAAAGCTAATATGATTTTAATCATTGTATAATCTTATTTGAGCGTGGCTGTGTATGCGGCAATATTCTTAATATCATCAGACGATAGTGCACCGGCCATGCCCCACATCAATTCACTCTGTGGTCCAACTTTTTGTTTGTTTTTGTATGCAGTGAGTTTTTTCACAATTGCTTCGGCTTTTTGGCCTTGAAGTTTTGGACCTACTCCGCCTTGACCTTGAGCACCGTGACATGCACTGCAACTCGTATATTTGATCTTGCCTGACACTGCATCCTGCGCCTGTACATTGGCAGATAAACTACACAATAATGCTAATAACACAATTGAAATTTTCATATACTTTTTCCTTTAATAAATGTAATATTATTTAATCTTTAAACCATTGCTATTTTCTAATTCTTTGGTCCAATGTGCGACAAAACAGTCGCGGTCTTCGCTGTGTCTAAACCAAAATGCAGTGGGATCCACATAGTATCGTAGCCCAGGTTCTGTAACTTTTACAGTTTGTCCCACAATGCCCCGAACTCTTTTTCCTGCTGGACCAAATTCTTGTTCAGCCCACTCAATCATGTCTGCTCCGTGTTGCATTCTTATTGGCAACAATGGTCTCACAGTGTGGTATGGTTCGTTGTACAAGGGCCTTGTTTGGCACAGTAAATTGTAATCTGGTATCATTGATAACTCCATATCATTGTGGCACTGTCTTGGGTGAATTTTTTTGACCATGTAACATAGCCACCATTGCTGTTGCTCCAAGGACAATACTGTTGCCACAGTGTCTGGGCCTCTGCAGAATCTGGATGACCTTTCATCAACTGATCCACTTGAGGTCGTGTGCGCCAACCATCTAGGCTCCAGTCATGTGCTTGCAGTGCAATTTCTAATTCAGACATCAATCCACTCCTAACGTGGCCAAGTTGAACAATCGACTGATTCTATCATAGCGCACAATGAAAATCTTTTTTCCTAAATTGTGAGTGTTTCTAGGACCATACCTAAACACAAATCCCCACGCAGTGCTTTTATAAAATTTATAGATATTTAAACCGTTGTACAGGGTATCACCATCAGTTCTAAAATGTATCATTCTTCAACTCCGAAATGTTTCTTACTCTTATCAATCAATTTATGAAAATGATAAATTTTACTTGTATGACATTTAATCACATCAGCTTTCACAGCAGTGGATTTGAATTCTTCTACCAATTTAATTTCTTCTTCCACGATACTGACAAATTCTCGCACAATCAACTCGGCGAACTTTTCTAAATCTAGATCAGTTATTGACACATACGGAGGCAAATAATCACCGAAATAATCAGTCGTTCCTCCTCCAAAGTATGTTCCAGCCTGTTCAGCAAGTTCTCGAATTCGTTCATTCATTCTTCAACTCCGAAATGTTCTTTTGATTTCACTCCAACAACCAAGCGCAGAATTATCTTTTTTCATAACATCTTCACAGATAAGCATACAGTCCCGTACAATCAACTCGGCGAACTTTTCTTTGTCAAACACTTCAATATCGTATTTCCCTTCGGTATCACCTTCTTTGAAGCAGGTGGATTCATTAATAAGTTCTTTAATTCTTTCGTTCATTCTTCAACTCCGAAATGTTGTCGAATACTCCAAACACTAGCACGAACACCATCGTGCCAGGTATCGCCTAGAATTAACCCATCGGCTGGATCACCTGCTTCCTCGATACACTTAGCAATAATCAACTCGCAGAATTTTTGCATCTGGTCTGGTGTGGCAACATAGTAACTACCTGCATCAAAGTCAGCAGTGCCCATTTTGGCCTGCAGAGCCAGTATTTTAAATTTATCGTTCATTTATCATCCCTAAATCTAACAAAACGGGGGAAACGCAAACTATAAGTACCATCACGATTTTGAGTAATTACGTCACACATGATTTCAGCAGTACGACCAATGATGCTATTAGAGTTAATCCAATAATCACTACGATCCTCATCACTATATCCACTACCCACATTCACTTGAATGATTTTACCGTCATCTTCACCCTCACAAACAAGAGCACCAAGCCGACCGGCATTTCTTCCAGTACCTTCTTCAAGACCAACAACAGTTAAGTCAACTGTGATAGTGGGTTTCCATTTCATCCAATCTGTACTGCGTTTGCAGACATATGGGGCTTCTACGTTTTTAATCATAATGCCTTCGAATCCAAGATTAACTTGATCCTTAGCATATCGCTCTAATTGATCCTTACCTGCCGCTGTATCCAAGTCAACCATGATATGTGGTAACAATTCAACGTTAGGCATGTTATCAATAATACTACGCATATCTTCTAAAATAGTAATGCGTTTGTGTAGTTGTGCATTCCAATGACCTTCACGGAAAGCATCAAGTGGTAGAATGTCAAATACATTGAACACACTATCCTCTGCTTGCACATCAGTCTTACGGCGTGCTTGACGCATAAGTTCTTGGAATGTATTACCAATCACTTCACCATCCATTACAAAGCCCATACTCAGATTACTTGTTGCGGCTTTGTGTGTAAGTTTTACAAAGTTATCACGTATTTGATTTTCAATATGACCAAAGTTGTCAAACTGTTTACCATTGCGACTAAAGCAAATAGTAACAACGTTACCTTCTTCATCAGGGATAACCATCAACAATACACGAACGCCATCAAGTTTAGGTTCAAGACGTTTGATACCTTTCATCTCAGGGCGACCTTCACTATTAGTTGCTAGTTGACAACCAAAGATTGGCACTTCATAGTCAGTACCTTTACAAATTTTATTGATTGTCTTGTCACTGATACCGGCACGTAAGTCTCTACGCAATACTGGAGCTAAAAATGTGTTCCATTCTATACTATCAAATCGTTCAGATATATTTTGTACAGCATCACGTGCGGCATGACCTGTCAACCTACGCTGACTAAGTTGTACCATCAACTCATTAAAATCGTCCCAAGGATTCTCTGCATCAGTTATACCTACTGTATCGGGCACTTGACGAATACCAAACGTAACATAAGGGTTGTAACAGGCTTTGGTAAAGCCCAAGAAAATCTGACTATTACGACTACCTAGGACACTTGCCTCAAGCGCCTGCAAAATTACATCTTCTTTGTGGAGGCGGCTATCGCTCTCGTTTAATTTATTAATCCAACTTGCACTCATTCTTTAACTCCTAAATTATTCGTAATATTTTTTGGTTTTCAAAAACATTAACAATTCACTACTACAAAAATCTCTATCTGCATTGACAGATTCTGAACATAAAAATACAATGAATATTGATTGTGCTATCCATACAATAAATCCCGGTGTGCCTAAGACTGATAGTAATAACAACAAATAAACTACAGGACCCAAGTAATGATATCGTTGATATAGGTTAATATCTATCCATGTGTTCGGAGATTCAATACCATAATCTTCTATAAGATTTTTATTACGCCGTTGTTCTATAAACATTTTAGCACGTACTAAAACACTATCAGGTGGAATCCCATCTTCCCATTTTGTCATAGAATGTGCGTGATTGTGTCTATGTATGGCTGAATATTCTTTTAAATTTAATCCTGTTACTAACCACCACCAGAATCTTGCAAGATGTACTAATTTTGATTTTTCAGTAACGTTAAATCCAAGATGGGCACTAGGATGAATATACTTTATACCGCAAAGGGCTGTGATAGCAAGGCTTAAGAATGTTAAAATAATAACCACAATAAACAAACTCATCACTCAACTTTCAATAATTAAAATAATAAATGCCAACATAAATGCAAAGACAATATGACCTGAGAATATTAACAGTAGTACAGCAAGCCAAGCCATTACTGTTCCTTGGCTTGCTCTTGTACGATTGCCTTAGTTTTATTGACGCCATTGTCAAGTAATTTAGCAATACCAGTGAAACCCACTGTAGCAATTACAATACCAAACAATGTGCCGAGGATAAAATTACGCATAAAAAACTCCTGTGTGTGAAAGAATGATTGTATTATAGTATAGAACGGATATGTTGTCAAATAAACTTTACCCGATTCAGTTGAGTACTGTTGTCACGGTGTGATTTAACAGTACCCTGAATTGTATAGGTGTCACCAATATCTAGCTTACCGGTACCGTTGTATGCAAAAAATACTACTTGGTCATCACTTGTGATACCTGTAAAATAATTTGTATTCCACTTTTGGCTGTAAACAGTTTTCAGTACCTCAATAGTTACTGTAACCTTGTCACTAATATTACCTATGTATCCACCGGTAGCAAACTTAACTCTTTGGTCAACATTATCACGCTTTACACCACGCTCGTAACAACTAGGTAGACTAGCAATAACGGCAACATCATAGTTATCATTAATAACATCACGATTACTAATAAGCATTGCAGTGTTATCAAATTCACTTAATTTAATTCCTTTAAGAATTTTGAAAGTGAATGCTTGATAGTACTTACGAACCTTTTTACCCTGTTCACGATTTTCGTCGGTAATTTGTGTAGTGTCTGACAATAATGATTCTACCAATTGGCGATTAGATTTTCGATCCATACTAGGATCAGATTCGGACAACACACTCAGTTTAACATACGCACCATTGACTCGTTGGGCCTGACAAGCCGCGGACCAAACATCATCAGCATTAAAATTTAGTACAGGCTTTTGATATTTAGGCATTACATGCTCCAAAAAGTTTCGCTAGAGGGTGAGCAGAAATACGGGGTATCATAACGCTCTTGGTATGTCTTACCAGTCATCATGTTGCGTTTGGTAACAAAAGTCTCATGTGCTTCCACAATAAAACCCAACTTAGTTTTTGATTCAATCACAGCCTTGATGTAGGCTTTAGTGACTGGGGCAAATTCTTGTTTGGTAACAAGACGCTTACCGCCTTTAACACGTTTGTCAGATTTGTACAATTCCAATGTGTATTCAACTAGTGCAGACATTTTGTTTCCTTTTCTTTACTGTTTAAGATTCTATTATATACCCAAATCCATTTATTGTCAACCTTAGGCTGCTTTTCTGAAGTAATTATAAGGCAAACCCTGAGTAAAACAAAAGTACTCCCAGTCGCCATTGGCGTTGCTAGCATCCATAATCCACTTAAGTGCGGTCTCACGATTGCGGGCACCCATGCATGTAATGTTGGTCACATGCTGTTCAAACTTAGTGATGGCTTCTGCCTCAGCAGTTTTGCGCTGGGCATCTTCTTGTTCAATAGCAGTAGCCAGTGAAGCAAACTCTGCTTCAAACTGTTCCAAAGTCCAACTAGAAGTGTCAACGCCTCGAGGACGAACGCCATACGCATCCTTGTACATATCCCAATATGTACATTGGGCCTGCTCTAACTCAGACATTTGTTCCCAAGATTTGAATTCGTTTGACATTTTGTTTCCTTTTCTTTACTGTCTAAGAGTCTATTATATACCCAAACTGATTTATTGTCAAGTTTTGGATTTCTCAGCACCAACAATTTCCCAATGACTTCCGTCACATTTGACAAAAATCTTACGACCAAAAACCTTCACAAAACCATACTCACCGTCTTGATAGACGTTGACCGGATCTTGGATAATGGTCACTGTACGGGGTGTCTCACAGTAATCCCAACGCCTAGTAGGAAGTTTGTTTTTGAAATACATGTAATTCTGACTACCTGTAACAAAAAGTTTTACCTTCATAACTAGCTCCTTTAATCAATCAATACAAGTATTATATACCCAAAACGATTTATTGTCAAATTTTGGGTATGTAACATAAAGTATTACTTTTGGTCACAGTACTCAAAGAGGATCCACTTAGCACGATTCAGTGCTTGGCGAACATCTTCGATAACCATGAAATCGTAAGAACCACCGTTGTCGTAAGCAATCATTTCCTGACAATCACTCATCAGACTAGCTGCCATCATAGCAGGACCACTATGACGAAAAGTAATACTTTGTTCTACAGCCTCTTTCATCTCGGCTTCGGTAACGCCATACATGCGAATTTCACGTTTTTGTTTGTCTGTCAGTGCATCATAAACTTGGGTCATTGCAAGCTCCTTTAATTAATCAATACACGTAGTATAGCAGAGTATCCATTTATTGTCAAATTTTGGGCAAAAAAAAGCCCCGACTAGCGGAGCCTTTTTGAGAACTAAAAGTATTACTTTTTAGTAGTGCTTTGATTAACAAAACCGTACATCTTTTCAGCGGCTTCTAAAATCTTTTCCATTCCGGGAAACTCGGGCATTGCTACGGTGCTAACAAGTTGTCCGGTCTTTTCATCCTTTTGGGTAGTCAATTGCCAACCCGCAACCTTAAGGTTATAGTCTTGCATGACAATATCCTTAGCCATTGCTAGAACGTCACTGCGAATCTCGTAACCATTTTTGTTAAACTTAACTTCTGGAAGTTTTGGTGTAAAATCTGACATAATTTTCTCCTTGTGTGTATGTCTGTTGTGTTCACCGTGAACACGATTGAAGTATATCATTGTTATGATACACTATCAATTATTTTGGATCTTTTTAATTCGGTCTTTAATAATATTAATGACTTTTTCACTAAGAACCACCTCATAATGATTGTAATCTATTTCAATCAATTCCATATCATCATGGTGTTTTTGACTTGCAATAGTTACTACCCCATCATTAGGCTGAACCATAAAAGGACTTTGTCCTTTTACAGTTACTACATTAGTCCATGGATGCTGTATCTTAATTCGATTTGCCCGTTTCATTGCCCAACTACTTGGTCCAATATCTTTCATCAATCTGCTGAATGGTAGAAAATACTTAGCATAATCAGCAACCTCAGCCCCACCGTAAGGAGTGCTAAGTGTTACTGCACCAAGTGTTTGCTTGGGTAATGAATTGGCTAAGTGAATAGCATATATTCCACCCAAACTATGACCAATAAAAAACATTTTATTAACTGATGCTAATTGTTCAGTCATAGTTTTTAGATTGTTTTCAAAACCGTTCCTACTGTCGTAATTAACTACAATGTCGTTACCACCTAAATGTTCACGAATATGATTAAAACTTTCACCAGTAGCACTTGCACCGTGGATATAAACTAATGTCATAATTAGTATTTATTTGGATACTAATAGTAGGACATTCGTCGGTGAAATTCAATAGTAAGACGTTCAACGTCAGCCTCGCTCTGTGGATTGCGACTGACGATGTATTCTTCTAGTCTGCTTGAATAACTGTTACTAAATTTACTAAAGCATTTCTCAATTTGTTTGAGGATCCACATAAATTAATTAGTTTTTTTGCTTGCGGCTTTTGTGCTTGTAAAAGAAGGAACAAAAGTTTCAGTAACTTCTTTAGCAAAATCTTTACTAGTCAACAAAGAATAGAAACCAGTGACTGTATTGACAGTGTTGTCAAACAATGCTTTGGTGTATGCTGTTTCTGCATCTACAAATTTGTTGATTGTGTTAGCAAGAGTTTCGTGTTTTACGACTGAGCTAACGATTTGCTTTTTACCTGTTTGAACTGCATCGATGGCAGTATGTGTGATTGTATTAAACATTTTATTCTCCTATGTGTGTGTTTAAATTCGGGTTTTGTGACAGACCCCGAAACTGCTAATTTATTTATCAGTTACTTTGATTTCTGTTCTTTTTGTTCTTTTTTAGCTGATTTTTCTGGTTTTTTAGCCTTCTTGTCCTTGCTATGGTCTTTCTTCTTAGCAAGTTTCATGCCATTTGGTGACTTGATTGGTTCAGCCGCATAACTTGTGAAAATTAATGCAAATGAAGTTAGTAGAATATATGCTAGTTTTTTCATGATGTTTCCTTTTAATTATTTATCAGCCGCCCCGGCCTGTTCGTCTTACTACGCTTGCACCACCAAAACCTTTTGTATTAGGTTTTGGACCCTGTTGTTTAGGTGCTTTACCATATTGCTTTGTGATGTTGTTTGCTTTTTTAGCATCATTGGCCATATTGATAAATGGGTTATTACTTTTCTTTTCTTCTGTCATTTTTTTACCTTTACTGATTTTAAATAACTATCTATGTCACCATACAAACTTACCATCATAGCAATTTTACTATCATATAATTTTATATATGGTTTTTTTCTTTCATCGTCAATTTTATTTACCCCTAAGTAATAAGGACATTTGATTTTTTTACCTAATGTTGACATGTAATTATAGTAACTACCTTGTACCGGCATTTTAGGCATGAAGTCATATTTATAACATTCTATTTCTGCTAGTTGGAAACACATGTCTCCTGTATCAGTTAATCGTAATACTTCACTACTGACTCCTGTCACCCACCATCTTTTAATAGCATCGTCAAAATTCCAATTTTCCGAAGTCGTAATAAATGGCAATTGCTTACATACTGCTTCGGTTATCACGACTTTTAATTTATTCATCCGGGTACACTTTTGTACCATTATTCATAAACACTACTGAAAATTTATC